CTTACAGTCCGATAAATCTCCCTAAAACCCGCGGGCCTTAATAGGCGCTCCATAGCGGGGGATACTTCAGCTTGAACCTCAGTAGCCCCCGCCGAGTTCCAGTATTCAAGAAGATATTTTCTGTAATAGTTGAGACACTCAAGAATTTTTCTGCCGCCGACGGCGCAAATATTTACGACCGTTTTTCGCGGGTAAAAAAGAAATTCGAAAACACACACAAATATGGGTTGACCGTCCTCTGAAACAAGTAGCGCGGTCATTCGTTCGTGCTCCAATAATTCACGAATATCAGCGCTCGTATATTCGCCGTGGACGGCCTTTTTGACGCACTTATCAACGAGCGGGCCTACTACATCCCATCGCTCGTTGACGTTCAAGCCGCGTATGACCTCAATTGAAAACATTACAGCGGCCCCAAAGAATCAAAATAAATCGTTATCGCGTCAAGCCTGAAAGGTTTATCCGTAAAGTTTCTAATTCGGAAGGAGAAAGCCGTCCCCATGACCTCAATAGGGATAAGGCCACCAGGCCGAGTATTACCGCTCACGAGTATTCCAGGCGTGTATGCGTCACGGTTTCTCTCGTCGTACCCAACTGATATTTCACACTCACCTTCGCAGACAACATCAACACCGTAAATCCGCTTTAATTCCCCTGGGCGTTTAAGGTCCATGTATGGAATCTCAATGAAGACTTCAAAAGGCTCTCCATCGTCCGTTGCGGCCTCTCCGTCGAGCTTGAAAACCTCGTCCCCGCACCTGATGTATAAATCCTGTCCGAGCTGTGCCACAGCCTCCACGTTCTCATTTAGGAGGTACTGAGACCAGGCGGAAATGCGTGACGTTCTCGACAAGGAATAAACAAATAAATGTTTTCCTAAACAGCAGACATATTGACCTGTGCCATAAAAGTAGAAGGCCTGCGGCTCGGAGTCAGTCTCCTTTAGAGTTGAGCGAACGAGCGTATCAATCGGTGAGCCTATGTCCACGTCCGCTAAATTGTCCGTGTATGCAAGTGTCGTGATAGAGCGGAAGCCATAGTCAGACAAGAAATACAAGTCACCCGCTACAGTTGCCACGGTCTTAGGAAATGAAGTACCGACGTTTTCAACACGGTCTATCAAGCCCATAGCATTCGGATCGGGATCAGTCTTCCATATCTGCGCGGAGTCTCGTGTCATCACCACAAGATTATTTTTGTAGATACCTAGGGCATTAGCTTCTTTAGCCCCCGTGGAGTTGAGGCCCGTGGGCAAGAATCCTGCGTCACGAGAGGCCGACCAATCGCGACATTTACCAGTCGCACAATAGCGCACCGTATCGCCCTTTTCGCCCACTGCAAACATCTTTGAGTTGAGCTTGAGCACAGCTTTTGAATGCGGGCATTTTGCGTCAGTAACAAGCGTATTTGAGGCATTATCCAAATAATGATGTCTCGTCTGCCCGTTCTCGTGTGTCACCGAGACGTAGATAAATCCGTTGTAGTTGTCGGCGAAGTGAACAGATTTAACAGGGGAATTATTATTAAAAAGCCTGTCAGCCACAAAAAGCGGATTACTGTGGCTGATAGCGTTAGTCCCGCAGTAGAAAGTATGGAGCTTTCCCTCATACGAGAAAAGGCCGCGGGTGCCTGGAGTTAGATCGCCTATTTTTGTGAGTCCCTGTCGCTTAGAGATTGCCAAGCCTGTAGTTACATATCCGTTTTTTAGCTCCTGCAATCTATTTGCGTCCGACACTGTCGGCCCCTTTCGGTGGTCAATGCCAAGATCAAACTTAGTAAAGGAGATAATCGGCATTAGTCATCTCCCAAGTATCGGACACGATCTTCACCGTTTTCCAGGCGCTCAACGAACCAACCTCGGGCAGTCGTGTATTTCTTTTTGTAGTTCGTCTTAAAAACGCGCTTACCGCGCTCGGCCTTTAACATTTGATCGAAAGAGCGGGCAGCCGCCTGTGAGTCAGGATGTCGATAATGCGCCTTAGCTGTAGCCAAGGCATACAAGAAAACTAATCGTGCAGGCACTGACGGTGTGTCAGTATCTCGGCTAAAACGTCGTTTACCGCTGAAATACTCAAGCACCAACTCATACTTATCACTGTCAGGCGCAGGCCATAATTCGAGCTGTCCTGCGTAGGCGTCCCATCGTTCGGGGCGCCCTTCGGATAACTCTGAATTTCTAACTGCTTCATTTATGCCGAACCGCAATGAATAGCGCTCCTTCCCGTCACCGATCCAAAATTTATCAATGTCACCAGGGTTAATATCTTCGTCAAGTTCGTCATCATGAAAGTCGTACAGCTTCGAGCCTTTCGACAATTTGATGTGGGCTACACGCTTCGTTAGCGGGTGATCCAGTTCCTCATAAACAAAATCGTGGGCCTCCTGAAGGAAACTCCTCATAATCGTGTCATTGTTGTGAGAGGCCGCGCCCTGAGTCACAAAACCTAATCGGGCCTTCAATTCAGTCATCAATGAACCGAGGGTATTCAACTCTGCCATGTTATTCAGTCTCCACTTTTACAGATAATTTCCCGTTCGTGACAATGAGCCGCACTCGTATAGCCGTCTTACCGACAAGGCTTGCGCGTGATACGTTCGTATCAATTGACGTGATTAAGCCGTCCTTTCCGCGCTCACCTGGTTCACCCCGCTCGCCGCGGGCCCCGTCTAAACCTCGTTCACCCCTCTCGCCTCTAGGGCCTTCAGGCCCGCGTAAACCATCCCTTCCTTGAGGCCCAAGGCCGAATGTAACCCCTTTTGACCAATCTTCAGGCTCGTCAGACAATTTCCAGTAGAGCTTTGCTTCATCCATAGCCAAAAACGAGAATCCTTTCTTCTCGTCGTCGTATAAAACTCGATATGGAAACGTGCTTGAAACATCGGGGTTAAATGAGGCTCCTACAGGGCCTACAGGACCCTCAGGCCCGCGCTCGCCAGGCAATCCGCGCTCACCGCGAAAACCGCGGGGGCCGCGCTCTTTCAATTCGGCTTTTAGGTCTGCGCTTAGTTGATCTTTACCTATGGCCGCGGCCTTGATTGTTCCATCGTCATTGAAGGCTAGTTCTAATAAGCCTCTAGTCTCATTGCAGGTTTGCGCAACTGAATCTAATTCCTGATTCAATGCGTTATGATCAGTTGCGTTACTTGCGTCATCAGAAAAATCCTTGACGCGCTCGTATTTGTGGGGAAATGGCATTTTGACTCCTTCAAATTTGTTTTAATTCTCATTTGAAGTGAAGAAGTCAAAGAAGAAAAATTAAACCGTTAGAGAAAAATAAAATCCCCCACCGTCATTAACTTTATGAACGTTGTGAGGGATGTTCAATCAACCTGCCAACTCTGTCTGTTCTATATTGATGTAATTGTAATTTCCTGGTTTATTCAAAACGTAAATCCACCCGTCGGCAGTTCTTCCTTTTAGTTCAAGTCCTTTAACTTCTACAACTTCATTTAGAAACTCGTGGTATTTCTTTTCTTCAGAAAAAGGAATGATTATTTCCTCCCCTTTTTTCATGTACTTTCTGTCCTGAGTTGCCATCATCCCAAAAGTGTATATATACACAGGATATGATCTATTCAGTCCTACAGCCAAAAGGATTGCATTCCCTATCATCTCATTCCTTTGGGTAAATGGTTTCGGTTTAGTTCAGATTCATAGGCTGTTTTGCAGTGGTCTTTTTGCCAAAAAAACAGGGTATTGATCAGCCTTTCAGGCCATTTGCGTGAACCGTCCCTACTGTGGCGATACGCTCGACTGGAGAGCGTTTCGTCAGCTAGGCCGCCTAATAACGTATTAATTAACTGATCGACAGCAATCAATACTTGAATTCCGTTCGGGTGTTTCATTTTGCTCCTTTAGCTGTGTAGGGTAAAAAGACTAGTTCAATCTTTTCCAGCTCTTCTTTGGTTTCTGCACTCTTAATTTGATTTCTTAAATCCCACTTTTGCTGATATGAAAAGTTTCCACCCTCAACGATCTCGCGTCGAAGGATTTTGATTTGTTCTGCTGTCAACTGATGAGGCTGGTTCTCTGCGTCCATAAAAACAGCAGATTTATCAAGTGCCGCAAGTCCTGACACGTCGATCATTGCTCGTTGATCTGCGTCAATTTTTACTCCACCGAGGGAAGAATAGATATATGCACCACCATTTCTCCAACGGGAAAACGCCCGTTCAAGCTCATAAAGTTTCTGTTCCTTAAGAAACTCCAGTGACTCATCTTCTTTTTCTTCAACATATTCGACATCTAACGCTCGCCAAAAAGCCCTTTTATCGTTTTCAGGCTCCTCCATGAAAGCAAGACGCCGATCCGCAAAGATTGCATTACGAACCTCTTTCTCAGAAGAATAAATTTGACCTTTATAGATATAACTCTTTTTCATTTTTAACCTCAGGCTGATGGAGAGATAAACGCGGCTATACCACTAGAACCGCACCAACAAAGAACGACTATTCCTGAAGCAACCAAGGTTGGCACCTCTCCTCCTGCCCATTTCCAATTTGCGCCTAGTGTTATCTGTCCAACGGTTTCTAACGTCACGATTTTTGTCCAGGAGGTGCCCTGTGCCCCTGGCTGGACATTCAAGTTTCCCTGGCAAGTGTTGCAATCTGAAGAGGTTGCGTTTATTTGATTGATCCTTTCTGTCGTACTAAAGCCGCCTAGAGCTCCCCGATTTCCTCTTTTTGGCACATATTGACCAAGAGAACTATTAAAACCATTCAATAGTTCGGTACGCATTGACTTTAACTCTTCGTCAGAGGCTCCCCCGATGTTTCCTCGTGCAACGGCTTTTTGTTCGGGTTTTAATTCCTGTTTAACGTAAAGCACGGAATCTTTAGAAGTCCCATCTTCACCCCTCGGCCCGCGATTTCCTGTATCCCCTTTTTGCCCTCGGGGACCTTCAACAGATAATTTAAGCCAATACTGGGCATTACTTAATGCGGTGCCTGACGGGACATCTTTAACCGCCTCATAGACAAAGCCAGCCGAGTCGGAAACACGATCCAAAACTTCATAAGCCTGTGTATCTACAAAAGCACCGCGGTAAGTCGGGCGAACTTTTCCGATGTTAATTACTGTCATAACTGCTCCTAAATTTTTGCTTCTAATCGGCCGTTCTCGTTAATCTCAAACTCGGCGGGACTCAGGCCAACTACTTCAAGCTGTAAGTTGCCATCCTCACTGACATTGAAGTTTCCGAAACAGGTAGCGAACGGGCTTTGCCCCATAGGACCGCGCTCACCGCGCTCACCGCGGGGGGCTGACTCACCCTGCTCACCGCGAAAACCACGGGGGCCGCGAAGATTTCCGACTTTGGCTCCAAGAGTCGCGTACAAGTCGCCCATGTTCACAATTTGGAATAAGTCATAGGTGTCCAAACTCAAAACATGATCTCCCACTTTCACTCCACTTGATGGAGAAAGGTTTGAAAATGGAATTGATTCATTTTCACGACAAGAGGGAAACGTTCTGAACGAGAATGAAGCTTTCTTAGAAAACTCTATGGCCGCATTAGCCGCTTCCTGAATGGGCCCGCAAAGGTCAAGCACCTCCCGACGAATTTTCTTAATTTCAGTTACGGCCTCAAGCCCTTTTTCTGTGGAGATTTTTGAGGCTTCGGCTAGGCCCCTGACGTCGTTTAAGGCCGATTCAAAATTCTTGTTGATAGCTAAGAGTTGATCTGCGGCCTCGATAGCCTTTTGTGCGTACTCCCTCGAGGTGCTTGAGTCGTTCGCGTAAAGCTGTCTAATCTGCTCAATGACGGTGGCTGATAGTTTCGTAACGTCGTCAATCGCTACTAAGGTACCGTCATCAAGCTGAATCATGGCCAAACGAGCGCGGATTTCATTGATTGAGCGAGACACATTGTCCAACTCCTTATCAATCTCTCCGCCTGGAATAAGACTCGGCTCATCAGCCGAAAACCTGTGAGCGCGCCTGTATTCAGTCGGTTGACCGTTGCGCGGTGTCGTCACTACCATTGACGCTCTCCTTATTCGGCGGCCTCAATATCCTCAACAGGAGCGGGCGCAGGTGCGGGGGCTGACTTCTTTCCCTTTTTCGGAGCGGTATCAATAACGCTTCCACGGATAGCTTCAAGGAGGGGGCGGACACCAGCGCCAAAACGATTTTCAAGAACATTGCGGCCATAGAGTCGAGCCAAGCGCATGACCTCTTCTTTCTCTCCTTCAACATCCTGGATACGTCCTTCTTCAAGTTCATTGACATTTTCTTCACCGTGGAGAGTGTTCAGAATTGAAATCTCCCACGGGAAAACCTCTTTATTAACGACGGTATTTGCATTGAGTTTGATTTCTACATTGACTAACTGTGCTTTCATGTTGATCCCTATATTTAAGAATGGGCCTCCTTTGAGGCCCGTGTTTTAGGTGGATGATTAAGAGATACCCAAGACTGCGTGAGCGTTAAGGCGGTTAGAGGTGAGAAGACCGCGCCAAACGATCATCTCATAGAAGGCCAAAACGTTGTGCGGGCGGGTCGGTCTAACGATGTCAATGCCGTTATCTTTATAGAAAAGATGACGAGAGTTGATGAAATAACAACGCTTAGACCATGCAGTAGAGGCCGTTGTTTCGAGCGCGTCCAAGTCATCAAACGTCGGGTCATAAACGATTTCAATGCCCTTATAGAAAAGGCCCGTCTTCATGCCTTCGCCAACTGCGACATCAATCTTTTTGACGGCTCCCGCGTCGGCGTTTTGAGTCACGGTCACGCTAGAGGCGTAAGCGTCAATGAAGTCACCTCCTGCAAGAATGAAATCAGGTGTGCCACCGTGACGGATACAGCTTCGCCAAGCCTTCTCCATCTTTGCCCTCATTGTGGCCGCGTTAAGCGTTGTGTCGGCATAGTTGCGCCAATAGGTGGCTTTAGCACGGTCAATGCCGCCAACTGTACCTGTGGTCGGTTTAAGAGAAACAATGGCGTCCAGGCCTACAACTGCGTCATTAGAGGACGTGCCGTCGCGGTGAAGTGCCAAGTCAAGAGACTTGTCAAAACCTTCTTTCAATGCGTAAACGTTGTCGGCCAAGAAGTTAGAAATAATGGCCTTTTCATTGTCAGAAGTGCGGAATTCTCCGCGGCTTCCTTCGCGAACATCAATGCCCGCGGCGACTAACTTATCATGGGAAACCTTGAAAGCGTCAGTCGCACGCGCCCAAGACCAGTTGTTTTGAACAGTCGGATCACGGTCATTGAAGGCGATAGTGTTTTCACCATAGCCGAATGCAAAGTTAGAGCCGTAATCTTTGATGATGTTTTCAGACTCAGACGGGCCCGCATTCATTCTCTTCTTCTTAGATTTCAAGAAAGTGAGAAACGGTTGCTCCTGTCTAATTTGGTCTGTTGCGTTTTTCACATAGTTGGTCAACGCATAATGAGCAAGAACGCCCAAGTCAGCAGTAGAAATAGCCATAAATGAAATGTCCTAGAAAGTTGTTGAAACGTTTCATTCAGTGCCCGAGCTGTGGCAATTTTCTTAATTTCTGCCCTGGTGCGACTCAGGGATACGAACTACAGAAACTCTTCAACTCTTCGGGACGCGACACCCGCTACTTCGATTTCTTTCTGAATGCTGAGTCCCCTCCGTTAGGGATACGACCTCCGAATTACGTTAAAAGACTCACGGAGGGGCGCTCAAACAAAATTGTCAAGCACCTGAGAACAGGTGCGGAAAAAAAATTAAATGCCCAGTGTTCTCATTTTCTCGAAGAGTTGATCTTCAAGCGACATATTCGGATTTAGAGCGCGCTGTCCGACATTCGTATTTCTGTGCTGAGAAATCGGGCGGGCGCGGTTAGTCTCTCGGCTCTGCATGGAGAGAGAATCCCACATGACCTGAAGTTGTGCGACCCACTGAGAAGGCGGAACCGCGCTTGTGAAAGACTGAAGTCTCTCGGGCGTGAAGTGAGACTGAATGGCCTTGATCTTGCGGCCAAAATCTACCTCACCGCTCTTTGAGTAGAAAAACTGTTGCACGTCAATTTGTGCATTCTTGACGGCCTGAAGTCTCTCGGCCTCAAACTGTTGGGCCTGTTGTGTCTGAAGCTGAAGCTGCTGCTCTCTCTGTTTCTGCTCGCGGGCGCGGACTAATTCAAGTGCTTGATCCCGATTCATAGCTAAGTCTGCTACAGACTGCTTGAGGTCGGGGAATTGATCGAGCGGATCAGCCAAGGCGACATCTTCGCCCAACTCAGCGCAGAGATTGGCACGGATTTTGTCTAAGGCCGCGATACCCTTTCGCATATCGTCCTTATTGCCTGAAGAAACAAGGCGGCCGATAGCCAAAACGGTGTTAATCGAGTCGCCGTCAAAACCTGCGTCACGGAAAGATGTGACGACTGTTTCAAGGTCCTGCCGTGCCTCTTTGCGTTCGGCAAACATTCTCTGAAGGCGCTCTTTGCCGCGTTCAGTCTTAGCCGTGTTGATTAACTCGGCCTCCTCTTCTTCAGGCGTCTTCGGCGCTTCATTCTGCTGTGCCTGTTTCTGCTCCTGTTGCGGCTTCTCGGCGGGTTTCTCAGCCGCCTGGTAGCCGTCTTCGCCGTTCTCCCCGTCGTCGTCCGTATCGTCGCTCTGCGAGTCCATTTCATTCAGTTTGGACATGATTGTATCGTGGAGGCCCTTCGGCTCGTCTGCGCCGCTTTCGGTGCCCTCCTGAGACTCCTGCGCCTGGTTCTGCTCCGTGGCGTTCTCGGCGCCCTGGTTTTCGTCGTTAAGTTTGATATCGTCGTTGTCAAATTCCATGTTTAAAACTCCATTCAAGATTAAAAAGATTTATTGAAACTGGGGGTTGTTTTGCGGCATTACTTGTGCCTGTTGTGTCTGTTGTGCTTGAGTCTGAAGTGCTTCAACGTTCGGCATAAAATCCTTCACGTCCAGGCGGTCATCAAACCTGTTTAGAGTCTCGGTCAACATGGCCTCAAACGGTTTGTAGTCCATGCCTTGAGCCGCTGACTGTGAAATGAGCTGTGCCAACTGAATCAATGAGGGGAGGATACGGCCCCAGGCTTCCTGCTCTTCAATTCGATTAGGTTTGCCCGTTGAACCAGCCCGAATCTTCACGTTAATTTGTTCAAAGACTTCATCGCGAGAGAGTTGCGGCCAATCGTAAGTTTTCTCAAACTTTAGTGACCCGTCGGGGTTTTGAATCGGTAAGCCGTTTTCATCTAGTACGGGCTGAGGCGCGCCCATGATTCTTTCAACTGCCCCTTCATTCAATTCGAGTAGGAGAATCTGTCCCGCGTATTGGCACAACTCAGATAAAAATTCTTCTGTCCAATCCTGAAACATCGAGATACGGGCAGAGAGAGAGTTATTCATAATCTCGGCCTCAGTAGCGGTCTTCGCCTTATTGATAGATGATCGGGCGGCGTCCTGTAGGCCGACACACTGCTCAATGTCCATTCGGATAGGCGAAGTATCATACAAAGAGGGGTCAATCGGCGGAAATTGCTTGGGAACAAAAGCTTTTTGCAATTCCGAGGAGTCCACTCCTTTTAGGATTGTGATTTCTCCAACTCCGCTCTTTTGAAAAGACTCAACGTCCTTGACCTTGACATCATTACCCGCGATATATCCAGGGACAATAAAATCACGATTCTCGACGAGTTTTTCTCTAATCTGATTGTGCTCGGCTTGAAGTTTTTCGGACAAGTCAACCAAGGACGGGGCCACAAAACATCCGTCAATTTTGTTGAAAGGCAACAAGAAGAACGGGTAAAAGCGTCGACCATTGACGGGAGGCGGGTACGGATCACGGAGCCAAAAGTCACAACCGTCGCAAAGTGTATAGACCATCTGCGACCGCTTATCCCAAATTTCATAGACCAAAACTTGATCGTCATCGGAGACTTTATCGGAGTCCTGCGCCTGGTTATCGGCGGCCGAGCCGTCATAGTTGAACGTCGTGGCCTTACGGATTTTCTTCTTGTAGCGTGACTCGACATCATCACGGGTCATGAAAATCATCTGTGCAATCCAATTGGCGTTACGGTAGTCATCAAAGTTTTGGCAAGTCGGGTCAATTAACAAGTTGTCTGTCATCACGCGGTCAATAACAAGCCCTTCGCTTGCAACAACTTCGGCTTTACTTTCCAGTCCGCGCATGACCTGCTTCAACTCTTCAAGCTCGGCTTCCTTCGAGGCTCGGTCTTGATCATCCTCAATGCGTGTAATCAACTGCTCTAAGGTGCGTATATTGTCCTGAGTGTCCTCAAGTCTGTTGATAATCTCGGGGTCTTGGTGGATGTCTTTTTGATACAAGACCTTGACCGCGCCATAGGAGCAGATAAGAGCCGCGCGCACGACTTCAGCGCCCCATAGCTTCAAGTTGGCGTCCTCAAGCTGTCTGTTGAGAATAGTTTCAAGAGTCTTACAAAACAGTGTGGATTTAAATTGTTGCTGTCGCGGCTGTACCACTAAGTCAGGGTTACGGCTGTAAATCGTCGGCAACAAAACATTTATCATGCCAAGGATTAAATTAGCCCTGTACTTAACATAGTCTTCTGAGTTCGCCTCAGCTTGAGTATTGAAGTTCTGCACAAGTTTTCGATTGTGCTTACAGCGTTTGAAAAAAGGGCCCCAATACTTTTGCGCCTTCGCCAGTCGCTTTCCCCATGCTTTGGCCAACGGGTCAACTTCGGGTTGTTCCTCGATTGCCTCTCCAATCTCACTATTCATGTCGTCTAGTCTCTCCATATTGTTTCCTCTTCAGGTGCTTTACGTTTTCTCTGTACGCCGTATCTAAGGGCGTCCCATGCGTGATCTTCTTCTGTCGTGTCAACATCCTCGGGGTTTCTCTCGTCAGGATGTAGCGTCGGAATAGTCCTAATGCAGTGTTTGCACGTCCTAAAAAATTTGAGTTTTCCGTCGGCTAGGAGCCGGATGATTTCTTGCGCTCCGTTAATTCGTGAGCCTGGGCCTTTTGAACTCGGTCGCCATTTAATGCCCGCGTCGGCGAATGCTTTACCGATTGATCTATCCGTACCGACGTTAGAAAAAATGGCTGAGTCTGCGATTGAGTATCGGTACTCGTATCCGTTTCGCTCGTCCGACGCTTCGCGGGCCTTCATCTTCTGCGCAACTTGATCGACGTTTTCTCGTGAGCCTTCCCCGTCCCGTTCGCCTTTTCCATAGATTTCACGGAAAACGAATATCACTCCGTCAGGGTTCATGGCGAAGTACAGAACGCAGTAAGGAGCCGAGTAGCCCCAGTCCATAGACCGCCACATTTCCCATCCGCTGGGGATAAAGAACGGTTCAACAATGTGCTTAGAAGCGTCCCAAACGCCCTCAAGGAATGAACCTACATGAATATCCCAATCTCCGTTAAGCCACGCTTTGCGGCGGTTCACGTCGGCAATAGACAGGATAGAAGCCAAGTAAGACGGGTCATTCTCAAGGAGTAGTTTGTTTTCCCAAACAGTGGACGTTATGCGCGTGCGTTTTCTGTATGACAAGTCAATCTGTGATCCGTCAGGGCCGATCAAGAACGGTTTCTCAGGCTCGATAATGGTGCACTGCGGCACCTCACCGATTTTGAAATACGACTTGACGGCCTCATGTCCTTTGCCGAACGGGTTACAGGTCGAGCGAACACGCTTAGGGATACCAGGCATAGCAGATCGGCACGTGGACTGCATGGCCTGATAAAACGACAGGTTAGGCCAGTTGGTCAGCTCCTCGAATGCGAGCCACGGATAATTGTGGCCGTGATAGTTCCAATAATCCTCTTCCCTATCGCCGTACCTGAATTTCAACTCTTCGCCTGTAGCGAATTTCCACACGTACTCCGACTCATTAAATTTTGCCGTCGGGAAAATCTGCGGAAACCATTTCTTAGACTTCTTAACCACGTCATCAAGCTGAGGATAAGTCTGACGGAATAAAACGCCGTTCCACTCCGCTCCATACCCCTTACCGACTTCACGTGCAAAGTCCATGAGGAGCGTATCTGTTTTGCCGCCCCCGCGAGTACCTTCAAGCAAAACCTCGAAGATCGGGCATGACAGAAATAGCCGCTGGCTACCTGGGAACGGTGACCAAATGACTTTAGGTTTCTGCTCAGGTGCGTTACTGCTCATTGTTTGCGCCTAAATACTTCTTCTTGTTTGCGTCCTGCTCGGCGATAACCTGTTCAGCAGCCATGCCCCAATCCTCGGCCGTGAGCGCCTCAGGGATCACGAGCACACCAGCATGGACGGGGATTAAATCCTTACCGTCCTTACCCGTAACTTCCTGCGGCATACACTTCGAGAGCAGAGAACAAAACGCCTTAGGTTCAATCTGCGCGATCATCTTCAGGTACTCGACTCCGCCCATTTCATCCAGGGCTTGCAAGACCATTGTTTTCACCGCAGTAGTGATCTTGTTCGGCACGCCCTTAGGACGGCCAGCGGGGTTATTTGTTTTGCCTTTTTGAGATTTTTTCTGAATTTCGGCATTGTTTTCAGGAGCGACTTCTTTTTTCACTGTTTCCCCTGAAAAATCAATTTGCACCCTAATTTGCCCGTTCGGTCTGACCGGTTCTCCGAGTTGCGGTTTCTGAATATGGAATAAGTTGTCATCAATCCCAAGGGCTTGAGCAATACCATCACGGCCCGCTTTAAATGACGCGATCATGTTGTCGTCGTCTCGTTTACGTCTATCAGGCGGATAGAACGTCAGATAGAGCGGCAAAGACTCAAGCTGAGAACAATCAGGAGCGGGCTTGCCCCCCAAGGCTTCCTTAGTCAAGAAAAATGCCTGCTGTTTATATTTCTTAAATTCCCTAGCGTACTCAAAACTTGTCAGTGTTTTAGAGCGGTTAGGGTTAAGTTTTGCAGGGGTGTAGGGCAGAATAATTTCAAACATTTTTCAATCCTGTTTTAATCGTATTCACAAACATACACCCCTATCAAGAAGGAAAAGAAAAAAATTAACGAGGACGATAAATAAATAAAATCCAATAAGAACTAAATTCATTTTTCTCTCCGGCTCACGTGTTCAGAATAATCAAAGAGTGTCAACCACTTAGGAAGAATTAAGGCTTCATCATTCTTCCTAAAATGATTGTGTAGGCCTGGATCAAAACGAACGAGCGCCCGAGCAATCGCCTTATCTGACAAACCGATATGGGCTATAACGGTACCAATACTTTTAGTAGGGGTTATCACTCTGCATCCAATAGGGAATTTATCAATCTCAACATCACGTTTAATGACGAATGTGCTCATGTCTCCTCCTCACATAAAAACGGCGTCGGTAGCTGGTTTACGCATTGAGCGTCCAAGGAATTGACGGGCTACACACTTGCTAGAGACTCGGTCCATGAGTCGGTCACCGAGGAGCAGTAGGAGCGCTTCAGGCGGTAAGTTGGTCAAGAGGATTGTGGGTTTCTTGCTGGTGAGTCGGCGGTCCATGACGGAGAACAAAATACGGCGCTCTGAGTCGGAGCCTTTTTGCACGCCGATTTCATCCAGGACGAGAAGACCGATTTTCGAGTATTTTTCAATGACATCATCTTCCGTAAATTCAGCGTTTTTGGCATAAGCCCCGCGAACGGCCCAAAATAGCTCTGTAACGGTCATGTACTTGCAGGTGGTATCTTTTATCAAACTCTGTAAGATCGTGCACGCTAGGTGCGTTTTGCCCGTTCCACAGGTGCCAAAAAACAGAAGACCGTATCCGCCCGCCTTAGCCTTCTCCCAACCGTTGATAAAACGTCGAGTCAATTCTTTCGCTGAAGCCTGCGTTTGATCCTGCGGGATGTAATCTGCAAGGCCCTTCCCTCGGTACTCCTCGGGGATACCCGCGCGAATGAGTTTGTTATCTAACTGCTTACGCTCGTTCTCAAGGCGCTCGGCCTCGGCCAACTCAGCACGTAATGCCGCTTTCTGCTTTTCGCATTCGGGGCACGGAGCCGCAGAGACTAAGCGGCCGTTTTGGAAGATGTCCTCACCCGTGTAGGTACCGTGCTCAGGGCAGTTTCTCACGACTGACTCTCGCGTAATGTTTAAAGTTTCTCCGATAGATTTCCACATGATTAAAGTTCTCCGTTCCTGCGTTTCTCGTTCATCTCTTCCCAGCTCATTTGGGATTCGTAAAATTCGGTGGTGTATCCGCCCGCTGGTTCTTCAAGGCATTGAGGGCGGCCGAATGTTTGCGGCCGAGGTGTCGGTCTTGGTGTTGGCCTAGTGCGCGAGGACTTCAAATAATTGAGCCATGTAGTTCGCCAACCGTTGTCACTGCGCTTAGTACTTGCGCCTGCGCCTTCTTGCCAATAGAACTGAAACTCGGCAAAAGCCGCGAACGGTTCAAGATCGGGGCGCATTTTTGCGCATAACGTTTTCCACTCTTCGGGGATTTCTTTCAGGTCGAAAGAGTGTGTAATCGGACGGACTTTTTTGGCTGACGTTTTTTTCGGTTCTTGTTCGTCGGCAGTCAACTCAAAATTTGGAGGAGTCGTATCAACAATGTTTATATTGTTATTAATTGACTGAGTATTGACAGAGTAGAGTACCGTTTTTGGTACTGGTATCGGTCCGTTTTTGGTACCGGTACCATTTTTGGTACTAGTACCATTTTTGGCACTGGTTTCGGGTAAAGTGGTACCGTTTTTGGGACTGGTTGTACCAAAAGCAGTACCGTTTTTGGTACTAGTACCGTTTTTGGTACTGCTTTGCAGATTGAATAATTCCTCAACCCGTTCAACGTTGATTAAATAAAAGTTGTGACGACCGTTTAAGGCATTAACAGAAATCAGGTTTTGAGCGACCAAATTCGCAACAGATTTAAAAACCGTTTTTCTATTGAGTTCTGTTTCTGCACATATCGTCGTCGTTGACGGGCGGCAGTTTGTGCCGTCATCATCGGCATAGTCACAAAGGCACCGCAGGACGGCTTTATCAGCCGAACCGCCAGCCCTTATCTTGGCCGCCTTATACGACAGTACGAAACTCATTTTCTTATTCCCGTTCTTTGTTGAAAAAATTATTTGAAATGGCTTTTTTTCATAAGTAGCCCGTAAGACAGATTGCCCACTTCACCGCGTCTAAGCTCATTTCCGCCTTCTTTTTTGATTCAACGGCACGTCCGATAAGCTCCAGCAGTGCAGTTTTGGATATGCTTTTCTGAAGTAAAGGAGAACACCTCGAGGAATTCTTTGTCTTAACTTCCATTGAGATACAGCCGATTGAGACACTCCGACTTCTTCACCCAGTTGCTCTTGAGTTTTGCCTATCTCTTTAAAAAAAGCCCCTGTTATTACTCGATCATTACTCATGTTTGAAAATATTCCATTTTTTATGGTCAGATCATAACATTCGTAATAATTAAGATCAACTAATTTCATTCTCTTTGTTATAAGATTTGTAATTATGAAAACACTAGCCGAAAGGGTTCAGTTAGCTCTATCCCTCGCCAATAAGAGCCAAACAAGTCTTGCTAAGGATTGCGGAGTCACTCAACCAACGGTCGCACATTGGTTGAGTGGGAGGACAAAGCAGTTAAAAGCTGATGTTGCCGCAAAAGCGGCAGCTTCATTAGGCGTATCTGTCAAATGGCTTACAGAGGGCAGAGGAGACATGAAACCTTTACCTCTAGCAGAGGGACTAGAACTTAGCGAAATCGGATCGAGGAAAATTCCTTTGATTAATTACGTACAAGCTGGAAAGTGGACAGGTGTCGGAGATTACGGCGGGATTGATTCTTTCGTACTTTCTGACCTGGATTTGAGTAACGACGCATTCGCCTTGATAATTCGAGGCCGATCGATGTTGCCTGAATTTAGAGAAGGTGATCGAATAATTGTAGATCCTGAAGTCGTCCCAATCCCTGGTGATTACGTCGTTGCGCAAAATGGCGAAGATGAGGCCACTTTTAAAAAATACAAAGAAATTGGCACTGACGAGAACGGGAATAAAGTTATAGAGCTAGTTCCTCTGAATCCTGATTTTCCGACTATGCGATCCGATAGAGACCCAATCAGAATCATAGGAACCATGATCGAACACAGGCGCTATCGAAGATGAGAGTTTTAGTTATTTTTATTGTTGCTTTAGGTGCGCTGGTTTGGATTGACATACCAGGAAGGATTCAGGAATTCTGCATACACGAAGTATCTAAAAAAGAGGTCAAAGACCTGAGCTATTGGGAAGAAAATTATTTTCAATGGAGCCTCGATAACATAGATCGTTTCAAAAGCTTCAAAGAAGCGGGAACACAAAGCCGCGACACTGAAATACAAAAACTTATCAAAACCTCAGAAGAAGTTTGCAATAACTCTTTGAAAGTCTTTGAGAAATACTCTAAAGAAGACCTCTTCATTTCACTTTCTGATGGAATAGAAATCTGTAATGAGTTAGCTTGGAAAATTGAATTTCTAATCACAGGGCTAAAGGTACAAGAAGACCTAAAGCAGAAATAAGCTCAGACAGAACGCAATCAAATACCACGGAAACTCTTTAATAGTCTTCTCTTAAGTACAAGTATTACTTTTGTCGCATATTCGCAACAAAAGTAATATTTTTATTACATTTATTATTAGAAATGTTTGCACTCTTTTATTACATTTGTTATGATTTTCACATCGATCAATTGTTCTTTAAAAGTTTTCTCTGATGATCGTTCAAGAGAAAACCAAGGCTCCTAAACACTGAGTAAACCGAAAGGTGCACGGAGCAACCAGGCGGCAAGTGAATTGCGCCTGAACATGGTGATCGAAAGAAAAAACCAGCGGCAAGTGAGAATGTGAAAGCGACACAGGTTAGATTCCGCCGTAATTGGCCACGTGGCTAGAACTAGTTTCCAAGTGCGTGTGTGGGTGCGTTAGGCATCACGTCCCTTACTCCCTGTACGAGGTTCGGTACTCGGACCCCGACAAAGTAACGGAAAGTATCATCCTCAGCTCCCTGTAGAGATCGGAAGATTTCTTCACAGTAAGGGGATTCGTCAGTAAGGCCGTTCAGCGAAGACAGTTCACAAACAGAAGCGCCTTCTTTTTATCAACCAATTTAACCTACAGGTTCAAATGGAGGTCGCTTCTGTTTTTTTAGAGGAGATAGCCATGGAAAAACCAAAAAAATTAACGCAGAAACAACGGCTCGAATTACTGGAACAGAAAAGAGCAGCCAAGGCTTATTGCGACGAGCTGGCTGAGCGAAATGAGTTTGACTACGGCAACTGCTGGGATTACGCCTGTATGTTTGGCCGTGGCTGGGAAGTCGATGAAATCTATGCGTACCTGCGCAGGTATTGCTGAGAATCCTATGAAAATTCCTTTTCCCAATCTTCCGAAGTATCAGGCCCGCTGGATTCCTGTTCTATTCACTCCTGTGACTTGCGGTGAGGATATTCTATTTGTAGGCATTTGTGGCGAATTCAACAACACTAAATTCGCAGAGAGAATTTTGCCGGACGAAACACTCAAGCGCCTTTTCCCGGCAAGTCCTCAAGCTCAAGAATTTATTGATTTCGTCATAGACGCTTTAAATAAAAGCGGAGACTTTAGTGCGGACGGCTTAATACTCAGCGGGTTCAAGCTTGGCTGGCCGTTCGATACTTATTGCGATACCAAACTGGATTTGATTGAGCAGGCCATAAAGTTCTCTTCAAGTTTTGTCACGTTTGAAGAATATTTGTCTTGGAAAGGAGTTAGCAATGAAAATCTTGGGGCCTTATAAAGGATTCTATGGCTCGATTGAGAAGGGCGTTGAAGACGATTGCTTTTATGGAAAAATTCTAGACGTATTGGATTTAGTTCTTTACGAATCCGGCAATCTAAAAGAACTGGAAAAGGCGTTTCAAAAGGCCGTGGATGAATATTTAGAGGATTGCATTTCAGCTGGTAAAGAAATTGTTCATAAGGACGAACAATAAAATCAAAAGCGCCGGGGCGCCACTAGGACGCATTTCTCAGTGTTCTCACACTGCATTCCGTCTGGGGCCGATCTCTTGGGTCGGCTTGATCCAGCCCGTCAGACCTCATTATAGACGGCACTCCAACTTGTACATTTTTTGAACAAGTTCATTCACAAACCTCTTCCCTGCCAAATCCCTTGTTTCTGTTCACTGAACGGCAGCGGAAGAGGTTTCTGAATGAATTGACCATCAAAGGAGACGAAGAATGGAAAATGACAAACGAAATACTCAGTGCTTTCTCTGGTGCAAGGGTCTAACTATTTCAATGAGTAAGAAAGAAATGGCTGGCCTATTGGAAACCTTGGTAGAGCGAAACTTGACCTTAATTGGTTTTACTGAGAAGAACGATAAGATGACAGCCGTGGATAGAGTCAAAAGAGTCCAGGAGCTGTCATCTCAAGCCGTGGAAGCCAGCAATATTCTTGAGCAAATTACTTCTGAATCGGCTCGAACCATCCGGCAGCAACTGCCTGAAGGTTTTTTGAAAACGGAGCCCCTACCCCGAGACTCATTAGTAAAGATTGATACAACTACATTCGATAGGCCGTGTATCAAAACCGTCATTAGAGTTCCGGAGCTGGGGGTTGCCTACGCAGAAAACGTTTTCATAGAAGATCAGGATCTGGCCAAACTCTCAGATAGATGGCAAAAGGTCAACGAAGCGGAGAATCATAATGCCCACGCTTAAATTCAAAGAGATGAGAGGCGTCATAATAGTTTTCTGTCATTTCTTCTAAGAGGCCTTTTAAGGTTGCATAGTCGAAACAGATACAACTACATTCACGTCCCCGCTTTTGGCTTGGATTTGAAGGATTTAAGTTGCCAGTCTGATGAAGCAAGACTTGTTGATTATCCTCTGAGGTGCAGGTTGATGAGTGGAATAACCCGTTCCTTACGTCTACTGCATTAGAGAAACCATTGAACACTCGATCGATCGCAATTCTCTCTTTACCGTTTGGCAGCTTGTTATAAATTTTTCTCAATTCTTTCTTTAGTTCTGCAGGGTTGTAGCTGAATTTAAGGTAATAACCTTCCCTAAAGCCTCCACGATACTTATCTATTAATTCAACAATGGTTCCTTCGTACCGAGCATAAGTTTGAACGGTTTGTCCAAGCAACAGTATGTAATCGATCTCCATCGGAATTCGAGTTTTGACGGGTAGCTCCATTTTTCCTCCATTGAGATAGTTGAAAGTTCGCAAATCAATTATCCCGCGGAGGTGGCGGCTCGGAAAGACGAGCACCATCAAGACCATCTTCATAAGCTCCCCAGGCTTTTACCAATAGTTGTTCCAATACAGCGCTTAGGGGGACTCCGAAATGTGGTCTTTTTTATACAGGCCGAACTAGGAAGTCGAATTATTAGGAGAAAAACATGTTAGCAACGTATGAACGTAAAAAAGTTACTGAGTACACGTCGTTTAACTATGAATTTAAGGTGTTTTATAAAGACGAATACGTTTGTGATCTTTTAAAAATAGGGTGTCACGAATGGGCGTTTTCGGCATTTCAGAGTTGCGACAAACTCGAAGGCCTTCAAATGTTTCTTTATAACAAGACTAGTTGGGAAACCTTCAAGAAAAAAGAAGAAGCAATCCAGCATTTAGAAAACGTTCTCGCCGCTTACGAGTCTGGCGAACGGTCAGCTTAATCAACCCTCGAACTATTAGGAATTTTCTAATAGTTCACATAAACAAGTCCCCTGCGCTGTTTTCTTAATTAACTGTTAGTGCCAGTTTTTTCAGCGACGGGGACTTTTTTATGTGGTCTTTATTACATGGTTTTATTGGAGAGAAAAAATGATCTTATTACCGGACGAGCAAAAAAAGCTCTTTAATTGCGTCATCGACGATCTTCTAAAAGAACGCGGGTCGGCCCTTTACTTAACTGATGCTCTTGCTTATGCCGAGCGTGCTGTGGTTTCTGCCCTGCTCAGCGGCAAATCCGAGATCACGCTTGATCTTGGTCACGTTGTCCAAACTGCAGAGGCCCAACGGGAAACTAAGGCGCTCTTCAAGGAATATGCAGCGGATTTCATCTGTGGCCTTGGGATGGAAGCGATTGATAAAGACATCTACCCCGACGTTAAAAATTAAAAGTTTCTCTCCTCTGCCCCGCCAGTTTTCCTCCTTGAGCTGGCGGGGTTTTCTTTTGGAGGCAATCATGAATAAACAATTTGATGATTTGTTAGAGGACGACCTCGCATGTTTCCGCTGCGCTTTGATTGCATTCGTCCTGTTTTTCGGCACGCTGACCTTGGTCCTAGGCGCGGATGCTTTTCAGTGGTGGCTACTATGCATGTAACTCCGAGAACATGTCCTGGCCCTGGTGACCTTTGGCAACTGAGCTGGCAGGAAGAAAAACGTGAAGCTGAATATGAACGGCTCCTAGAAAAGTTCTTTGAAGAATACATCCCGCGGTATTGCGACAAACGTATTAACGAACTTGCTGAAGCTGGTGAGGACGAAAGACACCCTGAGATTGAACCGCTATTTGACGAGTTTCTTAAGGAAAACGAATGGCATTAAGGAGATTGATATGTCAAAGATTATGAATTGGATGATGGGAGAGGCCGAGGCTGGACGCTTCGAATTTAGTGAACCGCCAGATTACCCGGACGAAGCCGAGTACTACGGGTGCGGTTTTTCTTGGGGTCAGGCACGAGACCTGCTGGATAACACGCCTCCTGATCCGGCCTGGACAGACGAACAACTCAATGACTATGAAAAATCGTTCGAGCAAAAAGAAAAGGATTTCATCCCTTTCGAATTAGATGAAATCCCGTTCTGAATGAATTTATCAGAGGGTTGTTGCCTTAACCCTCGTAAAGGATAACACATGACTACAGTTAATAAAAACATCTGCATGCGCCTGATTGAGGCGCAAAAGGAATTTCCGCGGATCGTCCAGGATCAGGAGGCCAAAGCATTCGGCAGCGGTCGCGGTTACAGTTACGCAAACATCTCTTCCTGCCTGGATACGATCCTGCCCATTCTTAACAAGCACGGCCTGGCCGTCGTCCAGAAGACGACGACTGAAGAGGACCGCGTTGGAATCGAGACAGTTCTTGTCTCTGAGGAAGGAGAAACACTCTCCTCTGGCGTGTTCTTCGTGACCACTGCTGGCCTCCAGCAAAAGGGAGTGCAGGCGTTCGGGAGCGCAGTCACGTATGCCCGCCGATACTCCTTCGTTTCTTTTCTCGGCCTGAGCTACGGTGAAGAAGACGATGACGGCCGCCAGGCGTCCGAGGATGCTTACTCAAAAGGCAAGACCCGTACACCTGCAAAGAAAGCAGCACCTCAGCCGAAGCAGCCAGCTCCACAACCGGCCCAAGTTTCCGAAGATGAAAAGTATTTCAACCTGGTTGAGGAAGCAAAGAGAGTTTGTCTAGACGGCCTGGAGGCTTACAAGGCTTTCTACAGCAAACTGCACGCGGATGAAAAGCAGTATTTAGTCAAAACAAAAATTCACGAACAACTGAAACAGGAGGCCACTAATGCCTAGCGTCAACAAGGTTTTCATTCTGGGTGCGCTCGGACGTGATCCAGAAACCCGCTTTACCAACACAAACCTTCAGATTACTTCGTTCTCTGTTGCCACCTCGACATTCCGTAAAGGTGAGGACGGGGAGCGAAAGGAGGAAACAGATTGGCACCGTATTACATGTATCGGTCGCACTGCTGAGGTTGCTCAAACCTACCTGAACAAGGGATCCAAAGTGTTCATTGAAGGCCACCTGCGCACACGCAAGTGGGAGAACAAGGAAGGAAAAACACAATACTTAACGGAAATTGTGGCAGACAACCTCCAGTTGCTTGACAAGAAGTCCGATAGACCTGACCAGACCAAACATTCCGCTCCAGCCGAGGAGCCTTACACGGGCTATCCTGAAGACATTCCGTTCTAAACATTCTTTTACGTTAGAAGGCGCGGCTAAAAACTGCGCCTTTTCTTTTATATGAAACTTTATGAAATCCCAAACGCGCTGAGAAAGGCGCTGGACGACGTTTATTACAACGACGAGACTAAGACCGCTGCTGGTCTGGAAGAGTATCAAGAAGTTGAAAACGATGCCAAGGACAAACTCGAAAACACCGCCTTCTATCTGTGCGAACTGGAGCACGAAGCAGACGCGTTAAAAGCAGAACAAAAACGATTTGCAGACCTTATCAAGAGCAATAAAAATAAACAAGAGGCAATCAGAAAGCTAATGCTTGAAGCCCTTCAAAGCATGCCAGATCAAAAAGTTAAGACGGCCAAAGTCTCAATGTGGATTAAGAAAACCACAGCTCTCGAGATTGATAACGAAGACACCATCCCGCAAGAGTATTTCAGAGAAAAACGCTCTATCGAGCTTGACAAAACAAAGCTCAAAAACGACCTGGAAGAAGGCGTTTTCATTCAAGGAGCTTGCATCAAAGAAAATCAAAGTATTGTGATTCGCTAGAGGCCGTATGAGAGAGTTTGATCCAGACAGAATTACGTTCTTGCGGATAGGCCGTAGCCAGTGCGAGATAAAGATCAACGGCAATACAGTCGGGTTCTTGTCTAAAAACAAAAGAAATCTTTGGGTAGTCACTCCAGAGGTTAAAAAAACGGATCCGCAAATTCAATTCCTTTTACGCGTTGAAGTTTCTCAGAACTGGAAGACATTCAGGATCGCAAAAAAAGAACTCAAGCTCACCCTCAGACCGTACACGGATTGCCCGTACGGAAGGCCCTTCGGGACGTTCCTTTTTGGAGAAACATGATGAAGTTTGAATTTATTGACTATGACGGCGGGTTCCCAAACCTCTGCTCAGGCCGTCTGAAATTCAAGGCGGACGGGAAAGTCTATGAGGAGGATGTTTCGCTTATCTCTGGCGGAAGCGTCTGGTTTGATTCTCACTGGTGTGAACACGTTGAGGAAGGACCCTGGCTTGACATCTGCGACTTCTATTTATTTGAGACTTACCCAGAACTAAAGCAATACAAAACCGAGCTCCTCAAAATGATTAACGAGAATGTACCGCACGGGTGCTGCGGCGGCTGTGCGTAGGAGGAAAACGATGTGGAAGATCAAAGACCCTGAGTTAAAACGCAAGATGAATCAGTTCATCTCAGATGACGGCATTAACGAGGTATGCAGAAATGAGATGGCAGATTCTTCCACCTACATATTTTTCTCATTTGAGGATGATGCTTACAACTTTCGGATAGACAAAAGTTATTTTGAAGAAGTTCCTAGAAACATGCTGGACGTTTGGAAACCTTTCCCAGAGAAAAGGCCGCCAGGAGACGGAGCCTACTTAGTAACGCGGCAAATGAAAACAGACACGGGCACAACGATTAGTTTTCTTGATTTCGCCAGATTTGAGTACGGTCAGTGGATGTTTAAAAACGATGTAGTCGCTTTTTGTAACTTGCCTGAGCCTTACTTTCCGATGGAGAAAAAGCATGAAGTACCAATATCGATTCAAAGATAAATCGCTTGAACAAGCGTTAAATGTTATTTACGGAGAGGAATTCGTAGAAGATGAAGTAAACAGGCAAATGACGAATACAACGTCATACATTTGTTTCGATTTAGATCATAGTTCTACTACGATTTCTAAAGGAGAAATCGCTGAAATTAATGAATACAACCCAGACGCCTGGAACCCGTTCCCGGAGGTTAATCCTCCGGAGTGCGGAGAGTACCTCGTGACCTTTAAAGACGAGGATGCGGATTACGTGCAGCAAAACTATTTCGACATGTTGGGAAGATGGGAAACCGCACATTCTGATGTGATTGCTTTTAGGGCCCTCCCCGCCCCATATCAACCGGAGGCCAGAAAATGAAACTTGAACTTGAAAACACTGACAATCCTCGAAATCACCAGTTTGATGAACTGGATCAAATAATCGTTCTTTTAAACGATCCCGAAACTGGTGAGCAGTTCTATGAAATCCTCACTTATGTGAACGATGACTTTGTTTTTGGCGGACCGAACAGTGATCCGATGGATTTTGACGCTCCCTTTCCGGGTCCCGAATTGATGAGATGGGAGAAAATTGATGTCTAACAGCCGCCTCCGGGCGGTTTTCTTGTACATAAAGGTAGCCGATTAACCTTTAACAATCAAGAACAAAATCAGTTACAATCAAGCAAGCAAATTATATTTTTAGGTGCTTGCTATGGATGATAAAACTAAGCAGTCCAAAGGCGGTGTTGAAAGAGCCAAGAAACTCTCTCCCGAACGCAGATCTGAAATTGCACGCAATGCAGCATTAGTAAAGAGCGGAGGCTTTAAGGCCCTTCACAAAGGAAACTTCAAGGAAGTAATTGGTGTAGATATACCTTGCTATGTTCTTAACGACTCTAACCATACGGCCGTTATGAGTCAAAGAGGAATCGCGGAAGCATTGGGATTTGCGACAGGAGGTGGAACGGCAATCAAAAAGTTCTTAAGCTCTCAGTCCATGCTCCCGTATATTGGTTCCGAACTTTCTAAAAAAACAGACCAACCTATTGTTTTTAAACTAGATCAAACTGGTTCCGGGCGGAAGGCGTATGGATATGACGTAACGATTTTGATTGACATTTGTCAAGCCATAATCAGGGCTAATGACGATAATCAACTTAAGTCAAACCAAGCCTTTTTAGTAAAAAATGCTTCGATAATTCTTCAAGCCTCTGCCAAGTTGGGTATTAGAGAACTTGTTTACAAGCTCGCCGGGTACAATTCCACAAAAGAAGCGGTAATTGCAGCCTTTAGAGAGTACATCCTTGAAGAGGCAAGAAAATGGTCGAAAGAGTTCCCGGACGACTTATACGCAGAATGGCAGAGGCTCTATGACATACCAGTCCCAGTCCGAGGTCGTAACTGGGAACATTACCATCTAACGTTGAAGTTCATTTACCTTCCTTTGGCCAAGAGCAATGGCAAGCTCCTTGCGTTGCTCAAGGAAGCGAAAAAAGAATCAAAAGGCAAAAAATACGACAAACTCCACCAATTCCTCAACGAAATTGGCTTAACAGCTTTGCGTGCACATATTTGGCAGGTTGTCGGTATCGCCAAAACTAGTCAGTCAGTAGAAGAATACGAACGAAGGTTCTCTCTAGCTTTCGGAGGACAGCTGCCCTTTGAATTTGATGAATAATCACTGAAATCATTCTTGACCGCCTCCGGGCGGTTTTCTTTTGGAGAAAACATGACAACAAAAATCTACGGCACCTCCGATGATTTGATTGAATTTGAAGGTGGCATTTACGACGAAATCGGAGCCTATGAAGCTCAGGACAAAGGGATACTCTTATCAGATGGCACAGTGCTTGAGTGCTCTTCCCCAGATTAAGGGGTTTGGGGATTCAAGCTGATCCGTGCTGGAAGTCTTTTTGATCGAATTGAAGAATGCAATGATGAAGACGCCGAAGTCTATTCTGACTTTCCTCCAAGCCTGCACAAGCGGGCTTTATTTTTGTCCTTTTTGCCAAGTCAGCTTCAGGAGAGCTCATACAAGATGTAGTATGTGCAAATTTTGCACATATGGTCTCTGACGGAAGAGAGACATCATCCGTCTGCCACCCGCACGGTGGCTTTCTTTTTGCCCTGAGCGTATCTCTGACTAATTTCACGTAACTCTTAATCAACCCCAGCCCCTCCAGTGCGAGGGGCTTTTTTAATGGATGAATAAACATGGACAAAATCGAACTCACCAGCGAGGAGGCCATGCTTGTTATGCGCCTCCTCAATTTATTTTTGAGCAAGGCTCACGCACTGAACGTGCGTGACAACTCTGACGTTGTTCCGGCAAAAGCGCTCAAGCAAAACATCTTTGACCAATTCATGAAGCTGGATACCGAGGAGGCTGAGAATGACACTGAACAAAGCTGTTGAGTTTTACTCATACCTGCTCATGATTATGGATCACTACGGCTATGACCATCAGGTATACGAAAAATTGCCGGAAGAAGTCGATGAATTGCAGGAAGCGTTTGACGCCTACTTTGATAAACCGTCCCCGGAGCATTGGCACCATGTTCTTGAAGAATGCGCCGATGTCCACATCATGCTGGAACAGTTCCAGATGCTAATCACTCCGGAAGACAAAAAGGAGTTCGACAAGATTTGTATGGACAAACTGCATCGAGAAACTAGAAGAATTGAAGGAGGAATGAAAAAATGAGAAAACGTAAATCGGATAGCAGCGATCTCGGCGTACTCCTCCTTGACGTGAAACAGGTCGCGGAATTATTGAATATCGGAGTCTCTACAGTGTGGGCGTTGGTTAAAGTAGGAAGATTCCCGGAACCGATTAGGCTCACTACAAGATGCTCTAGGTGGCGGCGTGTGGACGTTGTCGCTTGGTCGAAAACGCTAGGAAGCGAAAAGGAGGCGACGGTATAAATGAAACCACTCGGGGCGGAATTCCGCCCCATTATTTTTATTTGATCTGGCTGAAGCAGAACGCTCCCCAGGCATCAAAAACTTCTCTCATATCCCCTAAAGCCTGCTCTCGGTCATAGGCGCATTGATACGATTCATTGCGATGGTCGAGACAGCTTTCTCTCAAGTCCTTTGCAAATGCCGGATGGCCATATCCGGACGCATCTTTAGCCCAGGTATTAAAAGTTGCCCGAGCGCAGCCGTGCAAAGTGACAATCCTCGGCTTACCGGTTTTCAAATGCATTTGATCCGGATCAATCCAGCCAATCCCATCTATTTTTTTCTGCTTGTCGTGCATGCGCTTAATCAAGGCGCTGACCGAATCTCTTGTAAACGGAGAGTTCTTTCCCTTGTTGATATTCGGGAAAATAAAAGCGTCCTCACTCATTCCGATACGAGGAGCTGTTTTTAATAATTCCATTGCCTGAGGACTGAGCGGTGTCTTACGATCAAAAGGTATTTTCTCGCCTTTGACCTTCATTCTCTCTCTGGGGATGACATGGAACCACTGCCCTTCTGTCTCTTTAATCTCTCCCCAGGTCGCCTCCCGAGCTGTTGAGTTCCGGGCGGCAGTAAGAATCGCAAAGGCCAAGCACCGAGCTGTCTGGCTAACCGGGACAAGTTTCATAAGCTCAGCAAAGAAAAGCGGCATTCTTTTCGGAGGGAGCGCCGGTTCATGGCCGCCTTCAGCTCTCACCAATGGCAGCAGGTCTCCCAACTTCCCATCTTTGACCTGTGCGGGATTCAGCATAGGAGGGACGAACTCCGAGCGGATTGCCCAGTCAATCGCCTGGCGAGCGTCAGACAAAATTCTTTCCGGAGTATCAATCATCGTCCGCCACTTCTCGCCCAGAGCGGCCGCAAACATCTCGGGCTTCAATTCCTCCACCGGACACATCCGGATCGAATCAGGAATGTGATTTCTAAAAAAGCCCTGCCACACTTCTTTCTTCGGTTTGCTCGGATTATTCCAGCGACCTCGAGCTTCATTGAATTCAATCCACCTGTAGACCAGCTGCTCGAAGGTTAAACGATCATCCCCGGACGTTGATTTCTTCCGTAATGAAGCCTTGAGCGTTTTTTCTTCTTCGGACGGGTCGATACCCTGCTTGATCTTTACTTTCCAGTCAGCGGCTTTTTTAAAGGCATCTGCGAGCGACATCTGCGGATAGCGTCCCAGTGTAAATATCCGATTGATGGTTGATTCCCGCAGAATGAAGTATTTGGCCAAGCTGCCGTCTTTGAGTTTTACGACCTTTACAACCAGGCCTGGAACCCCGCCGCAGGCCCGAGTCTTTGTGACAGCCTTCAGCTGCTTTTCTGTCATCCGCTCTGCTAAACGCATAAATTCCTCCGAATCCCTCTGAGTTCAATATCGGCGGGGCTTCCAAAGTCCTAATGTGACAAAAAATCCGAAAAAATTCTGCTATTTTTGGATTGCCGTACGTCGTATGTACATTAGATACTACATTAGAACATCTAGCTGTACACAAATAAATATGGACGAAGACGGACTATTACGAACGACATTGAGAGCGGAAGGCCCGCCGTTATTGGGATTGCTTAGACTAAGACAAATAAAAAAGGCCGTCTATAGACGACCTTTTAGGAATTACTGGTCGGGGCGGCGGGATTCGAACTCGCGACCCCTTGCACCCCATGCAAGTGCGCTACCAGGCTGCGCTACGCCCCGACTCAAGAATCGTGATATTACACGATTTTTTTTAATTGTGCAAAAACTCTTCGATTTTTTCTAAGTTATAGACGACAGAATCAAATTCTTCCCAATCGATTTCCGGCTGAGAAAAGGTCCCGGCCCCTTCAAAACCAGGGAAAGAAGTCTCCGGAAGCTGTGGTGCAGATGCACCGGCTTTTGCTTCTCTGTCTTCTTTATTCAAAATTTCTCTTGCCGCATCAATACGATAGCCGTCTCCGTAGAGAAGCTCCCGTATTCTGCGGGCAATCAAAATATCTTTTGCGCGGTAAGCACGCTGGCTTCCGCGCTTCATCGGTCTGAGCTGAGAAAATTCTTTTTCCCAAAACCTCAGGACATAATCTTTTACACCACAAAGTGAGCTCGCTTCCCGAATCGGAAAATACCTTTTCGAAGGTATCGGCGGCAATTCAGGAAGCTTTTTCTTTCTAGGCAT